ATTCGACAGATGCCTTTTCCTACATATGCCGTGTCCACCGAACTGGATGCTGTTAATCAAATACTTGGTTCTGTGGGACAGGCTCCTGTCACCACACTAGATCTTCAAAATCCAGAGGTGGCCATTGTCCTGAATACGCTACGCGAAGTCAACCGACAGGTTCAGTCTGAAGGTTGGATCTTCAACACTGAGCGTCACTATGAGATGACGCCGGATTCAGAAACAAACACAATTCAATATCCGTACAACGTCCTGCAAATGGACGCCAACGTTGAGCATCACAAGAATGATGTTGACCTTGTGCGTCGTGATGGGAAGTTGTATGACCGACTAAACCACACGTACACCTTCACCGAGCCAGTGGTCGTGGACGTGACTTGGTACTTCGACTTCACTGATGTACCTCCACCAGTCCAGATGTACATCGTTGCTCGTGCGGCTCGCATGAGTGCAACAAAGTTGATTGGTGATCAAGAGATCAACAAACTACTGGCCGAACAGGAAGTGCTAACAAAAGCAGCTGCTATGGAGTACGAGTGTAATCAAGGCGATTACTCAATGTTCGGTTTCAAAGATGGGCAGAACTACTACCCAAGCTATCAACCTTATCAAGCTCTTCTGCGATGAGTACAGTTACCCAAAGGATACCACACCTATTGTCTGGTATCTCACAACAACCAGACAGTAAGAAGTTTCCAGGACAAGTTCGGAATGCGACGAATGTCTATCCAGAATATGCACTAGGTCTTCAGAAACGACCTGGTGCAGAGTACGTTGCAACACTTGAAGGTGCAACTGCTGGTGGCAAGTGGTTTTCAATCCTTAGGGATGACACAGAAAAGTACGTTGGTCAGTACGATAACAACGTATTCAGAATGTGGGATCTAACTACTGGCAGGAGTATTGGAGTAGACATGAGCGGTGTCGGCGCTGTACCAGCTGCGTGCGTCTATGCCAACTTGTCTTCAGCACTGGACACCTACAACTCAGCCAAGACAGTTACTGCAACAAGGTTGCAGGAGTTAAATGCTTCACAAGCTGCACTACAAGAAGTAATTGCCGGCCAGAGAGATACTGAAAGGCCAATCTTTGAGATCAACTATAACGTTGACTTTGGGGATGAGGGAGGCATAAGAAGGTCATTTGTTAGGAGTGGCGTTCTTCAGGATAGCCAACACCGCTACACATTACTTGATGATACCGTAGTGTTATCTGGACCTAGCTTGACTTTACCTAATGGGTGGCGTCTTGGAACTGAGTACACAAACGAGCATCCCATCGTAGCGGCAAAGGGGTACAGGGTCTTCGGCGCCATTCAAACGGTTGCTGCTACCAATGACGAGAGCGATCTGGATACAGCAGAGGCGGATGTAGCTGCTGCACAGCTGGCTTACGACCTGGCTGTGAGTAATGAAACCACAGCATTGAATGCGTACAACATCCAAGTAAGTAACTGTGCACGTGCAGCGGGTCCAGTGGGAGGCTACCTTACGGGTGCAACCGCTGATGACATTGACATACTGACTCTTGCCGATACAACGTTTGTACTCAACAAGAGGAAAACGGTACAGTTTAACAACGTTGTAGAATCCGCCTTGGAGAATCAGGCGCTTGTTGTAATCAGCATTGTCTCCTCAGATACGACGTACACTGTCATTTACAACGGCACGTCTTACAGCTACACGACGGGTAGCAATCCAAACGTGAAACAGATCACGGATGGGCTAATCGCTGCAATGACTGGGATAGCAAACGTATCTTTGGCCCAAGTCGGCAACGTTATTCATATCGTAAATAACGCAGCTTCGTTTAGTATTGCGACTACGGGTAGCACTAGTGGTAACGGTCTCTATGCATTCCAAGGCGAGGTTGCAGCAATTACATCACTGCCTGGATATGCTCCAGATGGGTACAGGGTGCTAATCAGAAATACCGCTGATGTCGATGTTGATGACATGTGGGTCAAGTTTGAGGCTTCATCTGGAAGTGGATACGGTGCTGGAACTTGGATTGAGAGCGTTGGCCCTGGACTTAATACAACGTTTGACCCGCTAACAATGCCTCACAGGTTGAGAAGGGAGGCTGATGGTCACTTCACGTTTGGCCCTATTACGTGGGATCAACGAATAATTGGCGACGAGAATACGAACCCTACCCCTAGCTTTGTTAATAATACAATCCGCGAGATGTTCCTGTATCGGAACAGGTTAGGGTTCCTAGTGAATGAGGGTGTTGTTTTAAGTAGAGCGGGTGATCTTTTTAACTTCTGGAACACCACAGCACTAACAGCTACAGACGATGATCCAATCGACATCTCTGCTTCTACTGCCAAGCCTGTTGCTTTGAATTATGTTCTGCCAACCACAACTGGCTTGGTTATGTTTGGCAAGAACGAACAGTTTCTGTTAAGTACAGACTCTGACATCCTCAGTCCAAAGACGGCAAAGATTAACACGATGTCGTCTTATGATTGTGATACTTCTATCAAAGCTGCGTCGAGTGGCAACACTCAAGTCTTTATTTCGAAGACCAACCTGTTCACAAAGGTATTTGAAGCGTTTGACATCAGAAATGACAACGCTCCCATGGTTGCAGAGGCAACAGTAAACGTGCCTGAGTTGCTTCCTCAAACCATTAACAGCTTCATAACATCACCTGCCTTGTCACTGTTTTCCTTTGGGACAACAGGAGGGAATGAACTATTCCAATACAGGTATTATCAACCTGGTGACAAGCGTGAAGCTGCAAGTTGGTACAAATGGTTGCTAAGTGGAAACCTGGTCTTACAGTTCTTTGATACAAGCACGCTATATGCCGTTGTCTTGAATGAGAACGCTAATGGAGATCAAGTGGTAATCCAAAGATTTAGTTTGAGGCAATCCAGTGCAAATGGATTCTTACAACTACCTACTGGTGAAAGGACTGATGTCAACATGGATATGTGGTCTACGAACCCTTATCGTGAATACGACGAGGCTACAGACGTAACTACTATTGAACTTCCATATGCAACGGTTGGTACTGGACAAGCAACGCTTCTACTCCTAGGTGATTTGATCGGAGGAAACCAAGGACTATCTAACCAGTCAGTCGGTGCTGTTGTACGTGGTGATGTCACATACGATGCAGCTACAGAGACATACTCTGTAGAAATTGATGGTGACTACCGTGGTAGGGACATCGTTGTAGGTTTCGACTATGAGATGCGCGTTGACCTCCCAACGTTCTACATCAGGGAGAGTTCTGGTGGTGGCAGTTCTAGTGACAAGACAAGCAGCCTGATAATCCATCGGTTGAATGTCTCGACAGGATTGTCTGGACCAGTCAGATATGACGTTACTACAAGTGGGTCGCCAGCTTGGACAAACACAGTGTCAGTAACGTTGCCAAACAACTACACGCTAAATAGTGTGAACATGAAAGCTTCAAGTGTTCATACTGTTCCTGTCTATCAAAGAAATGAGAACACATCAGTCACCATTATTGGGGACACCCCGTTCCCGGTAACTTTAATTGACGTGACGTTTGAAGCTAAATACAACACTCGTTTCTATCAGAGGTTAGGTTAATGGCAAAGGGCATTAAAACATCAGCAGCAATAGGAGCAGGCTTTGGTGTTTTCGATATTGGCATGTCTCTCATAGGGAACAGCATCGAAGAAGATCAAGCAGTTTCTCAATACAGAAGCCAAGCTGAGTCTGTCAACAGACAAAATGCTCGGCAGGCACTGATGATCAAAGAGGCCAACCAACGAAGTGCCGATATTTATGGCTATCAGGTTGGACGATTTAAACAGAACCTTGGCTTTATTGGTGAAGAGTACACCCGTGCAGGAGAGGATCTGCAACGAGCCTTACAAGGTCAATTTGCACAGTCTGCGTACTCTCGTCAATCACAGCTTGCTGCGTTGGCACAAGCTACTGGGTACAACAGCGCAGCATTTGAAGGGTCAAGTCGCTCCAGAGAGCGTGCTGATCTAATGGGAACGCTTGGTGTATTTGGTCGGAACCAAGCGATGGAAGCAGAACGTCTGTCTGGCGTAGTTGCACAAACCGATAGAGACAAACAGGCATTGGGTAGGCAGGCTAAACAGTCTGTATTTACTGCTTACGGAGATCTTGGTATTACGCCTGAACTGCAAAGCTACTATGGTCAGGACATTCCCATGGCTCCACAAGGAGCAAACATGGGTATGTTGCTTGCAAACTCCATTATGGGAGGCATTAATTCTGGTGCAAAGGTGGCTGGCGATCTATATAGAGGCGGAGACGGTATCTTCAAAGGGGGATAAAACCAAATGGCACAATCAAAAGAACTACAACTACGGGAGGGTTATCAAGACCCTGCACAAAAGATTGCCTTTAACCCACTCCAAGTTGCAGATGCTTCCGGTGCAATGAAGGAGAATCGGTCAGTAGCGATGCAGAACATGCAGCGTGAAGACCAGATGCTCACCAAAGCCGAAACTGCTGCACTTGAGTGGACTAAGAACAACGACACAAAACAAGCCGCTGAACTGTCTGCCTTCTCAGAGTCCCTGAGTAGCGTCGCAAAGATGGGTGTCCAGGAATACTGGAAGTCCCAGGCCAAGGCTGGTATCGCACGGATCCGTGAGTCTGGCGTCTCCGCACAGGAGTACCTGGACCATCACATTCGTCTGAGCAAAATGAAAACGGCACAGGCTGGTGGTGATGCCATTGCTAACCAGGCACTGGCAGATGGTGAACCCTTTGAGGTTGCCAATGTCTACAAGGGTCTGAGCGGCATCGCCAAGGTCTACGCCAAACAAGAGATGGCAAGGCAGGCTGGCTTGGCCTACGGAGGTTGGATGGAGCAACAGCTCGCCACCAACAATGAACTGAAGCTGTTCGATAAGGATGGCAATGAGTTCACACCAGCAATGACTGGTGATGATCCGGTCAGACG